AAAACCTAGATGAGATACAAAAAGCTGTGGCAGAATTAACCGACGAAGAAATGGAAGACTTTTTGGCAGAGAAGTATGGCAAACAAATGCCAGAAGAAGAAACATACGGTAACGATTCAGATAATGGTAATGTGATAAAGTTCAAGCCTCGACCTAAAACTGTACACTAAGGGTATATCCTTCCCTCTCCAGTATATAATACTATTTTATCACATTTTTTATGTTTTGTAAACAATTTTTTTCGTCACTAAGAGAAAAAATTAACTATGTACTTTTACACAGAATAGTGTATAATATTATTAAAAGGTGGAAAAATGGCACGTAAAAAAAGTATTCATTATGTGAATAATGCTGATTTCTCTACTGCTGTCGTCAGTTATGTCGAGAAAGTAGAAAAGGCAAGAAAAGAAGACACAGATATTCCAAAAGTTCCAGACTATATTGCTCAATGTTTTTTAAGAATAGCAGAAGGATTATCACACAAAGCAAACTTTATTCGATATACCTATCGTGAAGAGATGGTAATGGATGCAGTTGAAAATTGTTTAAAGGCGATAGGTAACTACAACTTAGAAGCTGCAACTCGAACAGGCAAACCGAATGCATTCGCATACTTTACACAAATAACATGGTATGCTTTTTTACGTAGGATAACCAAAGAGAAAAAACAACAAGAGATAAAACTTAAATACCTTACAAAATCTGGTGTCGAAAGTTTTGTTGATGTCGGTTCAGAAGGTGTTGGTGCAAATCAGGCTTCTTTCTTTGTAGATACATTAAGAGATAGAATACAAAGAGTAAGAAATACAGATAACGAAATGAAAGAGATAGTAAAAAAAGAAAGAAAGAAAAGAAAAGTGAAGATAGCAGACTCAGACTTATCAGAGTTTTTACAATGAAGATAGCAATACTTAATGATACCCATTGTGGTATCAGAAATTCTTCTGAAATATTTTTAGATAATGCAGAAGATTTTTATACAAATATATTTTTTCCAGAGTGCGATAAAAGAAACGTAAAACAAATACTACATCTTGGTGATTATTACGATCATCGTAAGTTTGTAAATTTTAAAGCACTAAATCAGAATAGAAGAGTATTTTTAGACCAAGTAAGAAAAAGAAACATGATGATGGATATCATACCAGGTAATCATGATACTTACTATAAAAATACTAACGAACTTAATTCATTAAAAGAATGTTTAGGACATTATATGAATGAAGTTCATATCATTATGGAACCTACAGTAATGAAATATGGTTCTTTAAGTATGGGTTTACTGCCATGGATATGTCCAGATAATTATGAGCAGTCAATGAATTTTATAAAAGACTGTAAAGCAGATTGGTTAGGTGCTCATCTAGAATTAAATGGTTTTGAATTTGCACTTGGAATAAAAAGCACGCATGGTATGGATGCAAAGTTATTTTCGAAGTTCGAACAAGTAATATCAGGTCATTTTCATACAGCATCACAACAAGGTAATATTTGGTATCTAGGTAACCCTATGGAATTTTTTTGGTCAGATGCACATGACCCTAAATATTTTCATATACTTGATACTGAAACTAGAGAAATAGAAAAGATAAGAAATAATTACACATTATTTGAAAAAATTGTTTACAATGACAAAGAAATAGATTATAATAATTATAATAAAAATTTATCAAAAAAGTTTGTAAAAGTTGTGGTAGCAGAAAAAACTGATCCTTTTACATTTGATAGGTTTATTGATCGCATTCAGAATCAAGACATATACGAATTAAAGATAGCAGAAAACTTTAATGAGTTTATGGGTGCAAATGTTGATGATGAAGATATGAATTTTGAAGATACAACTGAGATAGTTGATTCATATATTGAAGCAGTTGACACTGATTTAGATAAAGATAAAATTAAAATACAAATGCGTGAATTAATGACAGAAGCACAGGCACTTGAAATAGCATGATAATTTTTAAATCAATTAAGTATAAAAACTTTTTGTCGTCTGGTAACTCTTTTACAGAAATACATCTTGATAAAGATAAATCTACATTAGTAGTTGGTCATAATGGTGCTGGTAAATCAACAATGCTTGATGCTATATCATTTGCACTGTTTGGTAAACCTCATCGTAAGATTAGTAAGAACCAACTTATTAATTCAATAAATCAAAAACAAGCTGTCGTTGAAGTTAAATTTACAATCGGTAAAGCAAACTTTAGAATACTTAGAGGAATAAGACCTAATATATTTGAAATATGGAAAGACGGTACGATGATTAATCAATCGTCACATGCCATGGAATACCAGAAGATTCTAGAACAAAACATTTTGAAACTCAATCATAAGAGTTTCCATCAGGTAGTTGTGCTAGGAAGTTCATCTTTCATACCCTTTATGCAACTTAATGCTGGACATCGTAGAAATGTTATTGAGGATCTTCTGGACATCAATATATTTTCAAAAATGAATATACTACTACGTGAAAGAAATTCTGTTTTAAAAGAAAAACTTAGTGGTATAAACAATGATACTAATATAATTAAAAGTAAGATAGAACAGCAAACAAAATATATAAGAGATATTGCGGCTGTTACAGAAGAAAATAAAAGTAAGTATGAAAAGCAAATTAAAAAGGGTAAAGAAAAGATAAAGAAGCTGCAAGACGAAAATAATAACATAAGTAAAGAACTTGAAAATAATACTGCAAGTGATGAACTAAAGAGTTTGCAAAAAGAAAAAAATAATGTTATTGCACACATAGCACAAGTAAAACAAGAAATGAAAGGTATTGCTAAACGTGGTATGTTTCTAGAAAAAAATGATGTATGCCCTACATGTGATCAAACTATAGAAAATAAAGATAAACTCATACTTGATACAAAGAATGAAGCTTATCAAGTTCAATCAACATTAACTATGGTTGAAAGTAATGGTAGTGTTATTGATAATAAAATTGAGTCTATAGAAAAAATAATAAAGAAGATAAGAGAAAAAACAGATACTATGAATGCTAATAACAGAGAAATAGTATCGCTTAATCAAAGTAACGAAGAATTAAAAAGATATTTAGAAAGTGAAGTTGCTGCAGACTTAACAGGTGCCAGAAACGATTTGCAACAAATGAACGTAGATAAAGAATCTTTGTTTGAAGAAAAACTAAAAGTAAATGAACAATACAGTTATAATAATGTTATAGCAGAAATGTTAAGAGATACTGGAATAAAAACTAAAATAATAAAACAGTATCTGCCAGTAATTAATAAATTAGTAAATCAATATTTACAAGTACTTGATTTCTTTGTTTCATTTAATCTTGATGAGAACTTTAATGAAACAATAAGATCAAGACACAGAGATGATTTCACTTACGATTCTTTTAGTGAAGGTGAAAAACAAAGAATAGATCTATCTTTATTGTTTACTTGGAGACAGATAGCAAAGATGAAAAACTCTGTCGCAACTAACTTATTAATATTAGATGAAACGTTTGATTCATCATTAGATCATGACGGTATTGAAAATTTATTAAAAATATTAAATACTTTAGATAATGATACGAATACATTTATAATATCACATAAAGGTGATATATTAGATGGTAAGTTTCAATCAAAAATAGAATTCATAAAAGAAAGAAATTTCTCTAAAATGAAAATATAACTGTGTACATTCAGTATATAATGTGTTATTATATAATAATAATTGAAAAGGAAGGTTTATTATGCAACTAAGTGATACTACTCTCGATATACTTCGAAACTATTCAGCAATAAATCAAAACCTGTTAATCGAACCAGGTAATGTTATTAAGACTGTAAATGAATCTCGTACGATATTATCTACAGCAACAATTGCTGAATCATTTCCTAAAGAAATAGGAATATATGATTTAAATGAATTTATAGGCGCAATGAGTTTGGTACAAAAACCAACACTCGACTTTAAAGACGAATATATTACTTTATCAGATGAAAGTGGAAGAGCCAGTGTAAAATATTTTACTGCGGCAAAAGAAACATTAACAAAACAACAAAAGACACTTTCAATGCCAGAGGCTGATGTTAAGTTTAAACTTGATAATGATACATTTAACAAGTTAAAGAAAGCTGCATCAACTCTTGGTCATAAAGAATTATCAATAACAGCAAAAGATGGTGTATTAAGTCTCTCAGTAGTTGAGAATCAAAATGCAACTTCAAATGCTTTTTCTATTGATATGGACGGTGAATTTAAACAGGACGCTGTTTTTAACTTCATCTTAAATTTCGATAATCTTAAGTTACTTCCGGGTGACTATGATGTAGAAATATCTTCAAAACTAGTGACACAATTTAGTATGGATAATTTGAAGTATTGGATTGCTGTCGAAAAATCTTCAACATACGGAGCATGACATGTCAGATAATATAACTCAATTAAAAGACCTTGCAAACAAGGCAAGTAGAAGTACAGTAGCAGTGATTGATGCTGTAACTCAAAGAGGTGGATTCAAAGGCGAAGAGCTTTCCACCATTGGCGGACTAAGAGACCAATGTATTCAAATCATTCAAATAAGTGAAGCTATTCAGCAGGAAGA